TCTCTAAAGTCAAAACGAGGACGAGCACCGCCTTTCAAGTAAGCTTTCATTAACATGTGAACAGCGTCAGCCCAACCTTCAATACTATCATTGATTAAATAACGTTTTTCACGGGTTGGAATTTTAATTTCAGGTAACTTTTCTACATGGTGGTTTTGTACACTAAAACCCACTCCACAGCCACTTAAAAGTAAAAACATAGCTTCTGAAAATGACCTAAAGTCATCTACAGGTAGAAAACTACAGTTAAACATTCTAGCGTTGTTGATTTCAGCAGGTTTTCCAGCAAACTGTAAACTTCTCATTGAAGGAAGAATTTTTTTATCGTATACCATTTTGTATACTTCATTGATTTCTTCTTCTAGTTGTGGAAATCTACTAATATGCATCGCTTTATTCCTTGTAACAATTTCTTCCCAGGTTTCGCGACGAGACTTTTCTGGAATGTGGCGAGCGTACTTCATGTACGTAGTTATTGAGCTTAATATGCTTTGTGATGTGTTCATAATCTTATTTATGGGTTTATAAATATTCTAATTTTTACAGCAAATCTGCAAGATCTGAAAACTTATTTCTGAGTTTTGTTAGGTCAGAATTGTCCCAATTTTCAGCAGGTTTTGCAATATTTATTTGCTTGTAAGAACTAATTTCTATGCCTTCATTGTTGTCATCTAAGTCGATATGACCAGTATGAGTGTCAACTTTTGCGTTGTAAGTTAGTCCATCCATTCCATAGCGATTTTTCATTACATGAAGTCTTCCAGTTCCATTTACTTTGTCTTCTTTCTTACGACTCAAACTCAAACAAAAATCTGAAATCATGATTTTGTCGTAACTTCCTGCTGCTTTATCGCCTTGAATAATGTCATCTTGTGCACCAGCTCTATTTACTTGACTTACACTCCAAATAGGAGTATTTAAATCTCGCGCTAGGCCTTTTATAGCTACATAAACGTCGTCAATTTCGTCTTTTCTGTCGTAAGATCGCTTAGGAGACCGCAAAAGATCGATGTAATCAACAATGATTAGGTCAGGTTTTAGGTCCATATTTCTCAATTGTTGTATGTGAGCTTCAAGAGTTTGAACTGTTGCTTTTCCCATACTAAATTCTTTTACAACTAAAGTACCTTCTAATTTATTGATTTCTTGTTCTACTTTTTTTCTGTGAAGATGAATTTGGTTTACAGGTTCATCAGCAAAGAAAGCATCAAATCTTTTTCCTACATAAACTTCTCCTAATTCTAAAGTATAGTAAACTACATTGAATCCTAATTTAACAGCATGGCCTGCTAAAGCAACCATCATCCATGACTTACCGCCTCCAGGATTACCAAATACTAAACCTAAGTCTCCTCCTCCTAAACCTCCCATTAGAAGTTTATTTATGTCGTCCCAAGGAGTAGGAACTATTTCTCTAGCATCTGGTCTGTATCTTGATTCAACGTCTTTACTGTATTCATGACCAATATTTTTTTCCATTCCTGCTTTTAAAGCACTGTCAATTAAAATTCTAATGTCGTCATACATTCCTGATTGAAGTAAATCAACAGAAGTCAACAAAGCTTTTTTCAATTGTTGATTTTTACAAAAACCACTAAATTCTTGTCTTACATATTCAGCGTCATTGTTTTCTATTCTGTATGATTCTCTCAACTGTTCAATTACAGCTGTTTTTAACACTTCATTTTCTAACTTTTTAACTTCAATTTGAAGTGCTTCAAGTGTAGGATTTGTGTGATATTGATCAAAATACTTCAAAGTTCTAGTTACTATCCACTGTAAACTTTGATTGTCGAAATATTCTTCTTGAATACTGTCTCTAATGTCTAACAAAAATTCTTTATTTGTTAAGAGTTGATTGATTACTTTGAGTTGAAACGGAAGACCGTATTGACTCAATCGATTAAAACTTACCATAACTTTTTTTATAATATAATAAATTACTTTTTGCTTGACAATAAATGAGTAAATACATTTATTATCCATCCTTCTACATTGGGAATAGAATTACCCAATAAGTCTTGTTGATACATAGTCAAAAACTTTGATTTATCCATAGTTGACTTAGGACAATCTATTACATTTTGTATTTCTAATTTCATCATTTCAGACAAATTAGGATTGTGAAGATCCATTAGTTTTTCATTAATTTTCAATTGGTGACTAAACATATCTACACTTTCATACATTGTGCCTTTAGTTTGTTTTGACTTTTCTAAAATTTCTTTGAGAAAAATAGTTTTTTCTTCTTGTAATTCTGGAAAGTTTTTGAGAAGTTTTTTAGGTCCTAATTTAGGAACTCCTGGAATGTTGTCTGCACTGTCTCCCAACAGTATTTTCATTTGTAAGTAGTTTTGAGGTGGCAAACCATATTCTTCTTTTATTTTATTAGGATTGTAAAATTTCTTTTTAGTTGGACTGTAGACAGTTACTTTGTCATTTACCAGTTGTAAAAAGTCTTGATCAGAAGACATAATAACTACGTCACTTGTTTTTTGAAGTTCGTTGCTTAAATGTGCAATAGTATCGTCGGCTTCTACTCTATCAACAACGGCTAGATCTACGGGAAGACATTGTAAGTATTCCACAAGTCTTAACAGTTGATTTTCAATAGATTCTGATTCATCTTCTTGAGAACCAAAGCCATCAAAATTGGTAATTCGTTTAAGTTTCCTATTTTCTTTATAGTCAGGAAACAAGTTTTTCTTGTTTAAAGTTGATCCTTCTCCTTCAAATACAACTATTACCCTAGTAGGATTAATGTGTTTAATTGCATATCCCATTGATTTTAAAAAACCAGTAAGTCCTCCTATGTGATTTCCTTTGGGATTTATGTGGTTTATTATAGCAAATGACCTTAAAAAGGTATTCATTGCGTCTACTAAAAGTACCTTAGGTTGCAAAACAGGCTTTTCAGCCTGTCTTGCTTTACTAAGTTTATCAATTATCGCTTGAAAATCTGGATCTATATTATTCTTCATCGTTTAAAGCTAAAACACTGTTTTTACTTTCATCCCAATCACTCAAATCTTCTATTACTTTAAACTCTCCGTCGCCTAAAATAGTCATCCATTCGGCTTTGTGATCTTTCTTGTAACTGTCTAGTGCTTTTGGATCATCATCAATAAAGCCGTGTACAGTAATAACAGTTGTTCCTTTAGTAGTAACTCCACTAACGTGGTTTTTATCACAAGAAATTTTAGTTCGTTTAGCAAACTCAACATCTTTACCGTCTTTTGTAGCTTTTAATTTACTTGTTCCACTGTTAGTAACATTACCAAAAGTAATAACTAAACTTGAGTCAAAAAACATAGTGTCTCCTCCTTTATTTCGCATTTTAGGCTGACTCATAGGTGTTTCAGCGGGACTAACCCATACTTTGTTGATTGCAACTAAACTGTTTGTGTAAGCAGTGTTTGATTTTCTACTCATAATCAATTTTTGGTTGATAAAATTACCAAACTGTTGACTCATAGCACCTGCGTTCCACATTGGATTGTTTTTATTTGCTTCTACACTCATTTTACTTGGAACACTGCCAATTGAGTCCCACAAAAACAGTAAATCATAAGGCAATCTACCTTTTGCTTGTTCGTCTAATAAGTCAGCAATAAAACCAGCTACATCTTCAATGGTATTTAATGTGCTTCTGTCATTGTAAATAAAGAATCCGTTGTAGTCTACAACTTCTCCTGTTGATTTATCTACAACATCTTCAATTTGAAATCCCATTTGACGAGCGTGATCCCAGTTCCATTTCATTTCTGTGATGATAAACACAGGTAATATTCCCATCTTCTGAGCATTTACTGCTGCTTCAATCAATGCTGTTGTTTTGCCGGTATCACTATGGCCACGTAACAAAGTTATGTGGCCCATAGGAATACCAGGCAATGAAAGAACATCTTGGAAAGCTGCACTAAGTGGAATCCACTTTTGGGGTTTAAAAGTTACACTTGTGTTACTTAAAAACTTTGACTTTTTAAAAGACTCAAGGTCAAAATTTCCTTTAACTGCTTGTGACACAGCTTCTGTTAGTTTCTTTTTAGCCATTTTTAATTAATTAGAAAGGCAAATCGTTACTATCGTCGTCATCAAATTTAGACGATTTCTTTTCAGCAAACAAAGCATCAAACTCGTCTTCGTCAAATGAAGACTTTTTCTTAACAACAGGAGCAGAATAATTTGTTACTACTGGTTCGTCAGTAACTGGTTCTTCTACAGTTTCTTCAGTTGTTTCTTCTGTTTCAGGATTTAACCAAGTTAACAAAATACCTTTCATTTCATCGTAATCGTATTTTTTATATAAACTCAAAATTTCAGGTTGGTTTTGTAACCATTCTTTAGCTTGAGCTGCATTTTCACTCAAAGGAGTAATTTTAGTACGAGGACGAACAGTTGATTTGTTGTATTTAGTTCCTGTTACTTCTGGGCCAACAGTTTCTACTGTTAAATCACGACCTTCATAGATGTCAGAAAAGTCTCCAATGTCTTCGTCAGCTACCATTGACAACAATTCCATGTAAGTTTCTTTACCAAATTCCCACAAACGAACACCTTTTTCTTCTTCGCCCCTAACAACTACAGGCACAAATACCCTCATTTTAGGTTCGATTTTCTTAGCCAACTGCCAGTTTTCTTTTTCTGTTGACTTGCGAAGTTGACTTGCAAATTCAACAATAGGATCTTTTTCACCAAAGTTAGTTAAAGCAATCATAGAACGATTTGATACACTATAGTGAAAATAAACCTCTTTAAAAGGATTTGACTTGTCGAACTTACTAGGAACAACACGAATAATTTGTTTACCTACTGAGGGCTTCCAGAAATTT